TCAATTTCCACCTGCCATTTGCAGACCATCCCAGCCCGCTCGAATCCAAGATCGAATCCACCGATTCCCGCAAACAGACTCCCGAAAGTCAGTTGTTTTTGTGAAGTAGCAGCGGAGTCGGTTTTTTGCATGATTGCCAATGTTTTCAAACAAACTCAAAACAACAGCGGATGTTCCACTTCGCTGCTTAACGCAACTCTTTAATCACCTTCACCTGAATCAGCCGCAACTGAAACGTCAGAAACCGATTCCTGTCGCTTGCCAGTTGCTTCTCGGCTTCGGCCTTATCCTTCGACCGAAACGACTCACGCCAGAGCACGTCAGACGCCCTGCGATACTCCACGACGTATTCCGGTTTATTTTCGCTCATACATCCAGCCCCCATGCGTCCGCCAAAGCCTTCAATGTTGCCGCGCCTAGTTTCACATCGCCTTGCGCTGGTGTTCCGTTCCGCTCACGCCTGAGTGACTCACACGCAATGACAATCTTCCCGAGGTCCGGAAATGGATCTGGCCCATGAGCAATCTTCAGGATGACCGCGTTGACAATCTTCGGATCAAAAACGCTGAGAGAAGCCAACCACGTTTCTGCCTGATGGCTCGTGAGCTGTACCGTCGCCTTCGCAGAGCAAAGCCTTTCAAGACTTCCAATCAACCGGCCCGCCTTAGTCGCCGCTGGCAGCAATCGCGGCCCGGATTGAGTTGAAGGCACTTGCGTTTGCGTTCTCGCGATGCTGTGACGTTGTGAGTCGTTGCGTTCCGCCATTTCCATTCCCCTGATGATTTCGTGATTGCCACTGCCTCACTGTTGCCCGCCAGTCCTTCATTGGATTGCGACCGACTCGCCAGCCGTTGCTTTCGTAGTAGTCCCAAAAGCTCTTTGCGTCGACTGTGCTTCCGATCTCCTGCACGTAGCCGATGATCTGCTGCACTGTCGGTTTCTCGAATGCCTTGCTGCGATTCTTTGGAGCATTGACCGAAGCCGCATCCTGTTTCACGACAACTGAAACCGTAGACGCAATCGCGTCCTGTGTTTCTGTATTACTATTCTTATCTTCTCTTATCTTATCTGGTCCCGGTTTTGTCCCGATGGCATCGGGACATTTGCGGGACAACATCGGGACAACATCGGGACATGATCTCTGATTTTGCTTCTTTCTAGCTTCCACGCTTCGCTGCTTTGCCGACTTTGACAAATGCCGGTCCATATTTGGCACGCTGAACCGCTTACCGTCGAACGACAGCCAGCCAACATCAATTAGCACTTCGACCATGCCTTCGCGTCCGCACACACGATCCAGTCCCGATTTTGTCCCGATGACATCGGGACATTCCGGGGACACGTTAGTGTCTACCCAGCACCAAAACGCAACCAGATGGCCGACAACCTCATGTTCCGAAATGTCGAAGTGTGCGGCCATTTGCATCACCTCCGGCTTTGAGAGCAGTGAATACTCAACTTTAATCCAGCTCACCTTGATTCCCCTTCCGCGCACGATTGCCACGTTCCTTGATCGAAGTGCTTCCCCGCAATCAGCATCACTTCTTTCTGCTCCACCCATTTGCACCCAACACTGTGCTGATCGTGGCACTCTTCCGCGACCTTCCAAAACGATCCATCTGGCCGACGCTCACAGATCGACCCGTAGTAATGCCCGCCGCATTTGGGGCAGGTGAATGGCTCCGGCGTTACCATTGATCGTCTCCGAAAAGATTCCTTTCCTTCAACAAGGATTTTTTCGTCTCAGGCTTTTCCTCGATCCACGCCTGCAGTTCCGCCCAAGTCATCACCGGAAGGCTGCTTGTGTGGACCAATGCAGATCCATCGCGAGCCGCCAGCCAAAATTCCTCTGTCTCACCCTGGCGTTCTCCTGTGACAAGCGAGCAAGTGCCGAGAGTGCCGTGGATGATGCCCCGGTCTTGTGCGGTAAAGCCGAGCGTGCGAAGCCAGTAAAGTCGCTGGTTATGGCTCATCAAAACTCCTTGTGCCCGTCCCAGACCTTGAGATCGTCATCATTTCCGGCCGTCTCATTCACCGGCCTGTGTTTCGTCCTGCCAAACTCAATCGCTTCCTGAATCTGCCCGATCGGCAATCGTTCCACGTGAGCAGGCATTTCATAGCCATAGACCGCGTACCACTCATCGTGGAATCGCGTTTTGCGTTTGGTCATCGAATCACCTCCACGCCTTTGACCTTTGCCCGCAGCAACGCAGGCTCTTTTGGATGTCGCAGAATCACCTCCTCGCAGTCCTCAAATTCTGCAGCCTGTGCAGCATTGAGCGACGCACGAAGAACGATCAGGTAATCAACTGGCTTGTCTGATGTCCGCTGTGATAACTCCACGTTGCCATCCGGGCCGATGGTGATGCCGCTCATGCCGCACCGCCTTTCAATTCTGCCTGCCGTGCCTGATAGTATGGCCGCACCAGCGACAGCACTTGCTGACTCACGCTGGCTTTCATCGCCGCCAGTTCCTTGCCCGCCTCTTCCAGCTTCTCCTGAGTCTTTGCCGCGGCAATCTCATTCCAAACCGACTCGACAAACGTCAACTGGTCCGGATTGTCACCGAGAATCTTGCGGATGCGTGCCAGCGAAGGTTCGTGCTTTTCGGTTTCTGATGGCTCAGGCTCAACCGCCACTGGCTGTCGAGGCTCCTCAATCAGCATCGTCTGCGGGATAACTTCCACTTCGTCCGCCTGATCATCATTTAGGATCGGGCTAACCTTCGTCCACAACGCTTTCAGAAGCTGCCTGCGGCCCTTGGCTGTAATTCCCGCTACGTTGTCTGATTCATAGCCCGGCAGCCCCAACGCCATCGCCCCAGAGAATTCCACCGCGTATTCCTTGCCGCCGTAGGAGCAAGACGCCTTGCCTTCGACTCGCCAGATTTTCTTTCCTGACTTTCCAAGCGGCACAAACTCAGGATGCCCAACGGAAACCTCTGGCACGATCCCAAGGTGAGCGAACAGCGTGCGAAAGCCTGCTTCCTTCGTGTAGAGCTTTCCGCCGCCCTTGCCGCCAAAGACAGCAAACTGATCATCCCCAGGACAGAAGCCACTCAGGATGGCAATCGCACAAACCCTGATTCGATCTTCGTCCGTTGGATTGTTGGCAAGTTCAACCATGTTAATTCTCGGGTCCGTCATCCGCAGCAGACGGGCCTTGATGTTCTCATCGGTCAGCGATTCGATTAACTGAATGCGAGCCTCTGCCATCGCAAACGCCGCGTTGATTCGTGATCCATTCTTTGCTGCGTCAATCAGTTCGTTCCGGCTTGCGTCAATTCGCGTGAGCCAGTCTGAGACTGTGTTGGTTGTCGTAGTGATCGTGCCCATTGTCTTATTGCCTCGATTTCTAAAAAGATTGTTTCGTCGGTTAACTGTTCAGCGAGCAACTGCACTCGCTGTTCTGATTTGTGCTTCTCAATGTCTCTCTTGGCCTTCTCAATCCGCTCACGCCACGCTGGAACGGTGATTGGCTTTGATTCTTCGTGCTCCCGGTATCGTGCAAACGGATCGACAACGTCATACGTTCCAAGCCCGAGCCAATACGAGTCTCCGGCCGTCGCTCCGCAACTGCGATCATTCATGTAACGCCGATTGATGTGCTCACGGTATTCGTGCGACGGCGTAAAACTAATGCAGATGACTTCACTCATTCGCTCACCCCGCGAATAACGATTTCACACCTTGGAACACACTCACCACTGCACACAAATTTTCTGACAGTCGCGGAAAACACTTGGGCATCGTCGACCCACGCTAGCCCATTCAGGGCGTCAAGAACAGCTTTCAAAACGTTGTCAGCATCAGGCTTTTTTATATGCCGATACGATGGCATCGGTCGCGTCTTCCACGTCTTCGATTTCGGCCGAGGGAACCAAGCATTGACGACAATCTCCACCGCCTCATGAAATGGCAGTCGCTTTCCGAACTCTGCCTGGACTGCCCGCTTAAATGCGTGAACCGGATGCTTTGTTGGCAGGTACATGCGGGCATGTTTCCCGTGTGTCGATATGCGATGTCGTGGCTGTCCGACTGGCTCGTGATGCACCGTGAACTCTCTCATCCCTGCCCCCTCAATAAGCCGCTGCCACTCGGAAGCATTCGCGTCGAACACTCACGAATCTGTGAAGGCCGATACAAGCCTTTGTTCTCTGGAAGATCAGGCCGTTCCATGCGGATCGATTCCGCCAGCCCCATTGTTGTTTCAGTGCCCCAAATCTCTTCGAGCGACGGATCTCTGTTCATTGGCTTGTGCCCTGTTGGCATGTGTAGCCGCTTAGATTTTCTTTTTGCCATCTCTCGCAATCGCCTCCGAAACTTCCCTGCGATGAACGGAAACATCTTTTGGGGCTTCGATTCCAAGGCGAACTTTGTCGCCTCGTATCTCGATTATCTTCACAACAATTGAATCACCGATCAGGATGTCTTCTTCAGTTTTCCGGCTAAGCACTAGCATGATTCGTTCCGTCTGATTAGTTAATGAAAACCTGCGAACGGCTTCGACGAACTGTTGACCACGCCACCGCTGGCAAGCCGTCCGCAGGAGTACAAATTCAGAGCCTGACCAGCCATAATGGCTTGCGGGGGCCAACCGTTGGCGTCTTCTCCAATCGGTCAGGCTCTGAGGGAGATTCGCCCGCCGCCGTTGACAGCGGGCCGGACAGAAACGATCTGCCCGTTCCGATTTAATCCGGTAAGCCCTTGCTCTCGCCGGTTAGTATGTTGGTGGGTAGTTGTCTTTCGCCCACTTGTTGCCACGCTTGATCTGGCTTCGCTCGTCAGCCAGTTGCGATGATCCGGCTGCAAACCACGCCAGGACGATCAGCAGAGCTGTTGCGATAATCTCATTTAGCATTTGCCAGTCTCCTTTGCTTTGCCGCCTCGACATGAGCGTCCTGAGCTTTTTTGATTCGTTCCCGAGCCATCTCACGACGCAAGCATCCGCACGATTTCGTCCCGCCGCTCTGAATGCGTGAACGATGGGTGTCAACAATTTCTCCGCACGAGCATCGACAACGCCAAACCTGATAGCCGCCTGCGTTGTCCCATTGCGAGACTGTAAACATATAGCGGATTACGGTCAGCCGCGAGCCTGCTGGCGGGATCGGTGGCGTTCGCTTTTGTGGTCGCCCAATGTTTGCTGTCATGTCTGCCCCTTTGCTGTGAACGTCATCGCTGATTTGCCAGTGACTTCGCACTTGCGATCGTCGCATTCTTTTACGAGATCCATCCGAACCAGTTCACGCACTCGCTTGCGAAACGTTTCGATGTTCGCGACGTATTGCTTTGCCGCTTCGTGTGCAGCTTCGTTTGCCGTGATTGGCTTTGGTGCGTCCTTAATGGCTTGCAAAACAAAGCTCTGTAGCGTGTTAATTCGCAGCTCTGTTTCGACTGCTGATTTCTGGCTGGTTATTGGGTCTGATTTGCGGGAGATGCGGGCGGTGGCTTTGGGGCAGTCAAAGAGAGTTAGTTGACTCATGTGCTAGTCTCCTGAAGAGATCCTTTTGAACCGAACCGCACCGCATCACTGATCACCGAATCGTCGCACCAAATCACCGTGCCATTCTTATCAACTCGCACTGCACCAAACGTTTTCAATCGTGAAATATAGGTCCGCAATGTCGCATCTTTGACTCCGTCGATTTTGTCCGATGTCTTAAATGATCCGGCTTTAATCTTTTGAATTACATCGCGAATGATGCTTTTCTGCTGCGGCCTGTCATTGCGCAACTGGACAACAGTTTCGCCAGCAATCTGAAACTGACTTTCAAGCCGTTTCGTTATTGTGTATCGGACGATCATAGCCACATTGCTCCTGCCGCGAACGACATGGAATGGAACCAATGGAATGCAGGCTGCAGCCGCAACATTGATTGAAACGGGACACATTTCTGCGACCTTGTCGCGAATGTTTGCTATCCATGCGTGAGCGCGATTTTTTTGACTTTCTCCAACAGTTCCGTGAGCCGTTTTACTGCGCCGAGACACTCTTCTCTTGACATTTGAATCTGACATAACGTTTCCTTTCCGCCCACTGCGACCTCTAAAACACCGATGCCACGGACAATTGCCGTCTTCACCTTTCGAGAAAGCTTTTGACCGCTGGCTCTAATGCTCTTTCGCTTTTCAATTTCGGCTCGCAAAAACTCCATCCGGTCCTTTTCTGTCCCGAGATCCTTTGCCGCCTTGATGATGCCGCGAAGCTCTTCGATGCTTACTTTTCGCTTCGCTGACAAGTCGGCTACAAGCGGAAGAATGGCCGTGTCTTTTCTGATCTGATACATCAGCCGTGCGTGCGTTGGCTGGACCTTGTCGTAGACGCCAATAGAGACGAGCGATTGCGTCACCTCTTGTGACCGTAATCTGTCAGCAACGGAAGACTCTGGCACTTCCATTTCCCTTGCTGCTTCTGCGATGTCGATGCTGCGAGTGTTAACCAACTCAACGGCCTGATCGACGCGCACCGATCTTGGCTCTCTACGACCTACAGACAGGTTCAGTTTTTTGCACAGCACGTCAAACTCATCATCATCGCACACCACGACAATTGCCGTGAATGCCGTCTCTCCAATTGACTTGGCAGCCTCATGCCGATGATTGCCGCCAGCAATCACGTACTTCCGACCGATGCGACGAAGAACAATGCAAGGAAACAAATCGCCTCGCTTCATCGACTCGGCATAGTCCTCAACCGTGTCCTTGTCGATTGGTAGCGGCCTCGCCTTATTTATTCGCGACTTCGCCACGTCAATCGCGGCTGCCGATACCTCTTCGATTGTTTTTTGAAGGCCAAGTCGATCGATCACGCTTATGGCCGGATTGTCCAATTCCCATTTCAACATTGCTTTACCCTCTCAAGGCAAAAACCTCACCCAATCGTTACTTCAAGGTCATTGGCGACCTTGCGCAACATCACAACAAAATGCTTCAATTTTTTCGCTGCGATGTAGTCGGCAGCGGCATCAAGAATCGCGCTTCGGTCATCATCGAGACTGGAGCCAAGGTCAAACTCAGGCTCACTGGCCAATGAACTGCGCGGGATGGAATCGCTTTTAGGATTTCCAGCAGGCTTAGGCTGTCGCGGCTGCTCAACTGGCGTAGCGACTACTTCGATTGTGTCTTCCGCTTCGATTGGTTCCAGCACCTCAACCGACGCTTTGCGTTCGCGTTTTGGCGTCTCCGGATTCTCCGCTATCATTCGCAAAGCGTCATTTACGTCATTTGCGTCCCTTAAATTATTCATCGATGAATAATTTGAAGCGATCGTCATGTATCGACTTGCTGTCGGCTGGCTGTAATTCCAGTTTGCACCTAACCATGCGAGCCACTTGCCGTGCGGAACCTTATCTTTCGCTGCGATCAACGCCCTGCCGCACCGTTCAGCATGTTCAACAGTCTTGCGAGCACTTGTTTCAACTTCTTCTGCTGCTTCGTTTGCAATGACTGCCAGGGACTCAATATCAAGATCGTCGAATGTTGTCAGGCTCATCGTTCGGCCCCCTGCATTAAAGGCTCAACAATGATCGACCGGCGAAACTGAATCAGCCACTGCGATTTCTTTTCAACGAATCGAATGTAATCAGTTACCGCACTCACGCTTTCCGCCCCTTAAAATACTTCGCCGCAATCCGCCACAACACGCCCTGCCGACTTTCGCCGGTCTTTGTCGCTTCATCCGCCAATGGCTTTTGCAGTTCCGGCGGAACACGCAGCAGCAGTTGAGGATTGCCTTTCAGTTTCTTTGTCACTTCACCTTCTCCAGTTCCTTTTTTAGCCGCAGGACTTCGGCTGTATTGCCGTCGTGCTGGGCGTAGATAATGCGGGCTTGCAGGTTGCGGATTATTGCGAGTGTTGGCATTTGCGGTGAGCCTTAAAACGTGAGGCGGATGACCTGTGTCCCGTCCAGCCGCCTCGGTTCTATCGGGCTTGCCGTGGTCCCTTAGAAGCTCGTGCGTCCAGTGGCGATCTCGTCGAATGAGTGATCGAAAAAAGAGCCGTCTGTCCCAAAGCAAACTTTGAACTTGCCAGCTACTCGGCCCTGCCCGGTGCAGTCAATGCTGATGGTCTTGCGTCCGTAGACGTTGCGGCCAAAAACCTGCTTCTGTGTTGCTGCTGGAAGAACTCCTTTAAATCCGTCAAGGTCGGCCAGTGTCAGGTTAGCGGCGATATCGTACTTTGTCATCGTTCTTTTCCTTACCAGTGTTTTGCGTCTCGGTGCGGGCATGATATCACTATCGGCATTGGCGTCAATGCATGGTGATATCATTTTGCGGGATTGCGGGAAAGATTTTGTTTTGCCCGTGTTTTTGCGTGTATCTGGAAACGCAGCGAGGATCACCCGATCGAGTGATCCCCTTCCCAGACTGCGTTTGGCTGCCTTGCTTTTTATCCGCTCGGCTTGCCTTGGCTATGACGGTCTTGCCTACAATTTCCACGCCACCGCGTAAGTGTCTCGCCAGTGTTCATTGCCGCTGACTTCGATCTGCACAAACCCGGCGTAATGCAGTTCCTCGGCCAGTTCATCCTGGCTGATGTTTCCGTAATGTTCGTCGACCTGCAATGCCCCGCCGTCAATTGCTGAGTGCGGATCTCTGCCGGGACCGCCGCATGTGATCAGGATTTTTCCGCCCGGTTTCAGCCAGCCCGCAGCATGGAAAATCAGCGAGTCCCACGTCATGCAGTGCTCAAGCACCTCGCAGCAGATCACCATGTCGACCAACTGTGTCGGATCGTATTCCATCGCATCGCACACAACGTCGACCGCTGGGCCTGCAATCAAATCAAGGCCGATCCATGTGGCTCCGGGAAAGTGTGCCCGAACACTGCCGTTGATGTCGCGGCTGCCGATCTCTATTACAGAGATTTCGTCGGCCGTCGCGTACCGCCCAACAAATTCAAACGCGCCGGGGTGCATGGCATCTCCCTGAATTGCAAAATCGTGACGTGAGCTTATTCCCATCCGGCCGCCAAGAGTTACTATCGTTCGCCGTCGCGAAGTAGTTCGCGTTCTCTTCATCCAGATTCGTCGGGTCGAGATACCATGGCATGTGGCGTGCTGTGTACTGGCCTGCTGATCTTACTGCCCTGATGCCAGCCACCTTCGTGGCAATCCTCACTGGCGTGTGTGCCCGATACATTGCCAGCGTCGTATCGATCGGTGCCCAGTATCGAAAGCCGTCCACGGGCTTGTTCCAGAATGTTGTTTCCCAGCCCCTGACGACTGTCTGCCACGGAGGAAGATCGTCGATACGAAGTGCAACACCCGACTTGACCGGCGGATTGCTCCACGACGTAAGTGGTTTGCGAAGTACGTCCATTAGATCGGCTGGCACGCCCTCAATGTCGATATCGCAGTCAGTGACGCAGTAGAACCCATCATTCGGCCTTGCCGTCGCTCCGCACTTCCACGGGGCATGGTGGCCCATGTTCTCGGACAATCGAATCACCTCGAATGGGCAGTGCTGATACCAGTCCAGCAACGGCTCCCACGTCGATGCGTTGTCGATGATGACCGGAACAGCGTTGTCGAGTGCCGCGATCTGTTCGCACAGATTGCGCGTGGTTTGTAAGCGATTGAACGTGTTGACGTAGACTGGAATCATTCAAGCCCCCTTGCTGCCTTCCACGCCGTCCATTCTGCGTCAACATGCTCTGCAAAGTATTGATGATTTAGCACTGACGACGGGACTAGATCATGGAAGATGCAGGCCGATTCAGCGAATGAAAACAAATGAGCAGGCACGTACTCAACGATCCACCTGTTTGCTTCTTTCCACTGCCAGTCTCGCTCAAAGACCTCCTTGGCTTGCATCCAGTACGCCGAACCTGCATAGAAGAAATCACCGGGCTTTTTCTTTACCAGCGGCGTCTGCGATCGCATCACGCCACAGACAAGATGACTCGCCAGGGCATCCTCTACAGATGGCAGATCCATGTTGCCGTCCCACATGATTTCAGCCCACTTCTGTTCGACCGCATCGCGCGTTTTAGTGACGCCTTTTGTGTGGTAGCGGAACATGATGGCGTTTGGATCGTCTGTTTGAAGCAGCGACAGCATTTCAACATGCGTCAGAGTTTCGGCCAACTTGTTGTTATCCGCTCGCAGCCAATGGTCGACGCGAATGCCATCGAACAACGCCTGCACTTCTTCCATCGTCGCCGTGTTCTTGTCGACTCCCACGCCGATGACAATCCGACCGTTGAACTTGTCCTGATGCTTTCTGATCTGCTCAATGTGCCAATGCCAGTTCCACTCTTTCCCTCGCAAGGGATACAGGTGAAACATCAGGCTTCGAGCCGGATTCACTAGCGGCCTGTATTCGTCTCGATATGCCGACCACTTCCCCAATGGACACGACGACGAACGAGGCTTGACCTTCAGCGATAGATTGCACCCGCAGCCGCCTTTCGAATCGTCGCACCATCCGTTGTTGTTGAGCGGACACGCGGCACAGATTGCAGATCGTTTCGCCTGCTGCTCTAGTGTGGCGACCGCCATTCCGTCCTGAATAAAATCGACGGCTGCATTTTTTAACGAAACGATTCGGTCGACGGTTCTGGCGATTTTTGATTTCGGTTTGCTGTTGCAAGATTGGCACGGCTTTCGGCTGGCTGTACCTACGGCTTTGCGTAAGTGCCTGTCCGGCTGTTTTGTTGCGACTGCTGCTCTCGCCTGCTCGACCTTCTGTAACATCGAGTCGACAGCAGCTCCGTTTCCACGTTGGCATGTCGTGAGCATCGCTTTCGACAATGCCTTGCCGCGAACCACGCACAGTTTCAAAGTGCAGCCCTCACATCCCATTGCGTGCAGCCTTTTCCAGCATAATCTGGTGAACTCCTTCCGTCGCTTGTCGGTTTATCTCGTTTTTCTTGCGTAGTTCCAGATCCGTTGTGATCGCCATCGATATTCGAGACAGCAACACGGCCCAAAACACGACCTTTGCAACTGCAATTATTTCCTGCATATCAGCATCCAATTGTGACAATGCCCTGAACTAGCACGGGATACGATACCACTCCTCCGGAAGTCTCACACGCCATATACGCGATAAAAGAAAACTCTCCGATTGGATCGTCGCACGTTGGGCAAATAAAATCGAAATCTTCCGCGTCTGCCCATGTGTCCGATATCGGCGGCTCAAATGTTCCGCCTGAAATTGCGGATCGGTACTGAGCTTTCCATCGATAGGTGCCGTCTCCGTTGTCTTGGCAAAAAACTCTGGCGTTGAGAAACGTAGCGTCCAAACGTAAAACCGTGCCCTCCGGATCACCAGTATCCTCGCACCCAAAATCGCCAGTCACAACGGCTGGATCAAATGCCCCGCAATCGGATGTTTCTGGAATCGTTGTGTATTCGACTGACGCCGACGCCGTAAGAAGCCAACCGGGACAGCATGGACAGCCACTTGATTCGCACGAGCACTGCTTGCAAGCAACCGCAATCGTCGTTCCGTCATACAACGTCACGGTCGCGGTCATCGACGCACAGCCCGGCGCAGCAACTGGCTCCTGTTCCTCTCCATCGACAGACATGGTAATAATGCACTCGCCGTATTGATCGCGGCCAAGTGCGATTGACAGTTCATAGTAGCCGACAGTGCCAGCCCAAACCGGCGCGTCGCATTCGTAGCTAATGTTGCAAAGCTCGCCAGATAAAGTCGTCCCGTTCGATTCCGTAATCGTCACGCAAACGCATTCGCAGGAGCAACGACAGGTTCCGCAAAAAAAGTCGCGGCATCCTGTGTCAGGGTCCGTCGTTAGTTGCAGTTCGAGTGGCTCATACTTCGACCACCGCAAAGCGCCTTCCAGATATGCCGTTGACACCGCCACTTCGCCTGCTGGATTGCGGCAACTTGCTCCTTCGTAGCATGTCGCACGATATACTTCCTCGTCATCGAGCGTAACGATGTATTCGCATTCGTCGTAGGCGTTTCGCTCCCAATATGACACAAACGAATGTCCGCCTACCGTGCCTGTCCATGATGAACCGGCGAAGTCCGCAGAACCGTAAGCAATGCCGTCGTCGTAGGTTTCCCACTCAAGACACAGTTTGCAGGGGATGACTCCGCAGCAACCGTCGGCAGGAGCGTTGTCGCAAGTTTCAACCGTGAATTCTGCACAGGGTTTCAGTCGCGTTGGCGATGCTTTGCGAAGATAACGCGGAGGCATTACGAAGCCTTCCTTGTGTTGTATTTCTTATAGCCTCTTACTATTTCTTCGTCCGTCCATCCGTAGGCATTGATTCTCGCCATCAAAGTCTTGTATTGCACCCCGAGAATATCGGCGGCATCTTTTGCATGAACATTCTTGCCGTCGATTCTAATAAACCGTGAGTTGCGACGATTGCGAGCTTGATCAGTTCGGTCTGCCCATCGGCAGTTCTGCTTGTTGTAGTTTCCATTTACGTCAATTCGTTCTAGTGTCAACCCTTTCGGCGGATCGCCCATGTCCCCGAAAAACCCCTGAAAGGTTTCCCACGCTTCGCAAATCGATATTCCTCGCCCGCCATAGTCTGCGAATGCCGATGACTTTACCCTTAGACACCTGTCTCGCATCGAAAGCCACGCCCGATATGCCGGTGTTCTGGTCCTTCCGTGCGTTGTAAATTCTTCTCGTATCCTGTCGGCACAATAGCAGCCGCATGACTGAGAATGGCCGCACCTTAAATTCGGCCCTCTACAAACCCGTTCGCTCCCGCATTCGCAAACGCAATTCCAGACATGGGTTCGTCCGTGTTTGCCTGCATACGACAAAACCAGCCATCTGGAATATTTATGCCCGGTAAGATCAATAAACCCAGCAGTGTTTGGAATTGGCGATATGGTTTTCATATTTATGATAGTAGCGGCTCACACTCTAATGTGCAATTACTATATCTATGCGCAAGTCGGTTGAGCACATAAATCATCGATGATCCATTTTGGCGTACACGCACCGGTTAGCGGGTACATGTAGGTGGCTCGACCTGTCGTTCCAACCAAGTCCTGCGGAGTCAATCCGTAAAGGTAATTGCAGATGTCGTAGACATGATACTCTCCACCGTACTCCGCTCCGGGTGGCGTGCTAGTGCAGCTTTGGTTGTAGTAAGTTGCAGTGACGACAAGCGTCGTTTCGTCAACGTAGTCGACGCCAGGGCAGAGAACATCGGTGATTGTAAACCAGATTGTGTGGCCGCCGCCCGAACCGCCGCCAGCGAACCTCCCAATCAGCGCCCGGTCATCCGATTCCTCATTCGCTCGATGATGCCCGTAAACAACAAACGGCCCCGAGCCTTCCTCGACTTCCCATGACCCAACAATCGGCAAATACTCAATTCCGGGTTCGCTCGGATCTGCCCCGGTCATGATGACAACGCCGAACCGAAATGCCCAGCCAACGCCAGTTTCTGTCGACGACGGGACAGCAATCGGAAACTGCGAATTGAAAAGAAACTCGCCATCTGTCGCCGTCGGCTTTTCGACGTCGATGGCAGTCACGTTGTTAATGTTCCGCGTGCCCGTAACTCTCATACACGCATAGGCCGGAATGACCTCGCTGCCAGTGTTGTAGACAAAAACACGATGCGGAGAGGGCTCATCGAGCGTTCGGCGGTTTGGAAAGTGCTGCGTTTGCTGCGCGGGGAGCTGCTTCTGCGACAGGTACCACTGGTACATGTCTCGCATTTTTTCCACGGACAGAACGCCGATTGGCTCCATTATGCCGCCACCTTGATCAGCGTGACCTGAACCGGAGTTGATGCCGTGTCTGAATCAAGATACGTGGTCGCCAGCGTTCCGACTCGCGGAAGATACGCCACTTCACCGGGAGGAACGTCGAACCATTTGACAAATGATCCCGCCGCGTCACCGCCGACCGAAATGATTGCCGTGGCGTGTAGATTCTCGATTCGACAGGCTGCACTATCTGTCACATCACCGGCCGCAATGACCTCGTGCGTCGTTCCAACGACTTGAACGTTCTGCGTTTTCAGTTCGGACGTCGTAGTCTTTTCAACCACTTTCATCGGCGGATTATCGACCACAACGCTGTCACGAGCGAATTGAAGTTGCGAAGTGAACTTGAATGAATTGGCCATTACAGGAGCCCCAGTGATGCGTAAGGAAGCGAGTTGTAGATCTGCGTGTACTTCCAGACGGCTGCGTCCGGGTCCAATTCCTGCGTTCCGTTCAGTTTTAGCAGGACCGGCTTTGTTACTTCTTGCCCGTTCAGGTCTCTCGCCCGCACCGGCACCACCGTAGTGTCGGGAGTTGCCGAACCGTTAATCAGAAGCCCTTCGTGCCTCCATCGCTTGTACCACGCCTGAGAAGACGTCGCACCCATCAAAGGCAAGCGAAACTGAATTCGTGCTGTCACGTCCCATTGCTCCAATGGCAGCCCGAACTTGAATTGATTCTTTGCAGAGTAGCCAACGATTCGTGCGGTTCCTGGCGGCCATCCCAAAAACGTATCTGAGTTCGTGGCGTGTCGATATGCCGCCAATGCGTAGGCATTGAACGTAAAGAACTTGCGACGAATCACGGCCACCGGGTCTGAGATTTCCATCGTCAGTCCCTCAACCTGCTCATAGTTGGCAGTGACGATCGCAACGCCGTTGTAATCGCGGTCAATTGGTTCTGTCGATGTTGAGTCCGACCATTCAATGTCAACCGTGGCGTCAAATCGCTTGCCCTCATACTGCAGGCTAACAATTGACGATATCGGTCCAACATTTTCAACGGTTTTGACTTTAAGGAACGAATCGACACCCGAAACGTGCCGCGATCCATAGGCTGGCAGCAGTCCGGTTTCCTTGATCACTTCGGAGTTATCGTCGACAGCGTGCGTGACGAAATACGCCTCGGAATGGCTGTACGTCGTCGCGAAATTGTCGTACTTTTCTGATGTGCTGCTTCCGCCTTCACGGGACCACATTTTCGTTGCGTCGATGACGGCCATTAGACAATTGCCTCCATCTGCATTGTGTTGGCAGTGTTCTGACGCACGTCGTCCCAAACTTTCATCTGATCTCGATCCAACTGAACGAGAATTTTTGCCTTTGGCGGTTTCGGTGGTGGCGGATCTTTAAGCAGTCGAATGATTTCTTGCATCTGATCGGGTAGCCGCATTCCCGGACCGCGTGTGAGCAATCGCCCCTCTGTGACTGCAGTTCCTTGAGTCAACACTGACGGCCTCATCTTCAAATCGATGCTGCTTGCCGCGTTTTGCACTTCAGTGGACAGTGTTGAGCCGACGCCCAGCATTCTGTCACGCATTTTGTTTGAAAACTCTTCACCGAGACGCCCGCCAACTGCCCCAATCTTTTCAGCAAGATCCTTTTCGCGTTCCGTCAACTGGCGGGCTGCAATCTCCGGAAGTGATGTCAGTTGCGATTGAAAGCCATCAAGCAAGCTAATGCTTGCCGCCTCTCCGAGCCCTTTCATCAACCCTTCAATTCCGCCTTCACCGCCCGAGGCTATGAATGCAAAAATCTGGTAAACCGTTTCGCCAATGATTCGCCCAGCGTTCGTTATAATCGTGATGACGCCGTTAAATGCGTCGCGTATCAGGTTGATGAAGTTTTCACCGAACCACACGACATAAGCCGGAATGGTCTGCGTGAATGCGTGCATGACGACCTCGGAAATGGTGATCATTGCCAGTTCAGTCGCCGCTTTTGCAATCTCCCAAACGCTGCCCAGATTCGTGACGATAACCTCCATAAACGTGAACGCACCGACGATCACATTGATGGCCTGAACGACCTTTTCTTTGACGTAGTCCATTATCGGCCCGATGTTCTCAAGAATCTTCGTGGCGTATTCAACGGTGGGCACGAGCAACGCGTCAAAGGACGTCGCCAACTGCTGCAGCCCTGCATTGATCAGCACGCGAATTGGGGCAATGATTTTCCCGATTGATTCCATCAGCGTTGACATTGCAGAGTCAGCGCGACGACCTGAACCCGCGACCGTCGTCATGTCCGCCGCTTGCTGTGCCAGTCCCTGATTGGCGATTGCCATAACGGCCGCGAGTCGTTCCTGATTCGTCCGCATGTACATGATCTGCGGATTGACCGCCGCAAATGCGTCAAAGTTGCCTTCAAGGGCTGATTTCAGATCGCCCATAGCAGACGCCGCGTCTTTGCCCATTGCCGCGCCAAGTCCAATAGCGGCCTTGGCTGCATCGTCCATCTTGCCCGTAGCGAATCCCATTCCCGACGCTTGCTGCATTAACGCAAGGGCTGCATTGTCGGATACGCCGGTCATCTTCTCGATGGACTTGGCGACATCCTGCATTTTTGACGTCGCATCTGCGTCTCCGCGAATCTGCAGAGCGGAGTTCAGTTTCTTCACTGACTCTGTTTGTGCATCATAGGCCGCGTTGATTCGATTCAGACCACCCAATGCCGCCAATGCTGCTTTGACCGCGACATAGACGGTTGTCAGCGTTCCGGTAACGGCTGCCAGTCGTTGCGTAGACTTACCTACGGATTCCGTCTTTTGCTCAAGACGCTGAAGCGATTTTTCCACAGCGGACATCGCAGGCTTTGCCTGGTCTTTTCCGCCGATGACAAAATCAATGCCGTTGCTCACAGGTTGCGCCTTTTATCTCGTTCGTTTTCGATCCGATGTTCTTCGCTTCTTAGGATGCTTCTCAGTTCAAACCACCACGCTGACTGATCGAGAATTCCACCGACAACCGGCAGGTGATGCTCACTGGCTGTCACGATCTGAATATCACTGTTGAGTTCCGGCCCAATGAATTTCATGGGGCATTGACCAACCTCGAACCATCCATCCTTACAATTCTTGCATCCTTCACCGCCGCATTCTGGACATTCGATTTCCGCAGGCTGCTCCGGTGTTACGATTTCCCGGCATCGGCCAACGCAGGACTTGCAGAGTTCACCACATCGCACAAGGGCTGCGACTCGGATTTTTTTTTATCGTCTGGAGTTGCTGACGTGGATGCCGCCAAGAACGTGAACACTTCAACCAACTCGTCCAGCGTCAGCACATCGCCAATCGTTTCGCGGCTGAACTCAACAGGTATGTTTTCCCATCCAGTCAGGCACATAGCCGCCGCGTCAAGTAATGCGTCCATGCTCGCCGCGATGTCACTACCGCCCAAGCCTTGCAACAGTGCGACCAACTTTCGCTGCTGGTTGAGAGTCGGCGTTTTCGCAAAAATCTTCGGCTGCGGAGTCTTGTCGACGTCGCAGGCGAGAACCATCGTGAGCTTCAATGAAGGGTCAAGACTTCGAGGCATATAAATCAATCAAAAGTGATAGTGAGTTCAGTATCTGCGGAACTGCCCGCAGTACACAGCCAAGTCAAATCGTCCGACATGATTCCGTTGCGGTCGCCTTGCTGCTTGTTTTCAATTTGAGCTTTGGGGGCTGCAATCGTGATCGAATTTCCAGTTGCTCCAATCTGCATCGAAAACGCCTGAGCGGAACTTGTCAGCCACAGAGCGTCACGGTCCTGTGTGGCTACCAATGCAGATTCGGGATTCGCCGTGATGACCGGAGCCCGATCTGTGACAATCGCGGAAATGTAGCCGCTGCGATCACTCGCATTGACGCATTCTCGCATCGTCACCGTGTTGCCGGAATCGATCTCAACTGATGCCGTACACAGTGCAACGGAATTGAATGTCAGGGCACCGTTAGCGACACGAATCGGCAACACGGTCGGATAGGTCGGGGTCAGAATCGCGATGTCCGTTTCGTTAGTTGAATACTTGCCCGTGAACGTGAATTCAATCATCGCCTGCTTGCCGGTTTCCGCGATAATCTTCCACGTTCCCATCGCACCGGACAGAATCGATAACTTGCCGTCTTTGTATTCACCAATTGTGATCGTCTTGACGCCTCCAGATCCGCCTGGGCGTTCTGTGACTGGAGACAACACAAGCGAAGTGGCGACCCAGCCGCACGCAGGCAACAGCACAGACGCCCATGAAGGCAGTGTTGTGCCGTTGTAGCTCATACCAAAACGAACCGTGCATGTGCCCTGCATTCCTTCAGGAATGCCCGGCAGATAATTAAACCCGCCTTGTCCTTCTCGTCGAGTCAGTGCGATGTTCGGCTGAATGGTGAAGTCTTCCGCGTTAAATGCGGCTTCGGCGGATGTCAATGATTCCGCAGTCCCAACGGTTGCCTCGACCTTGGCAGCAAATACGCGACGACGTCTCAAAAGTCCGCTCATGCTTGGCTCCTATTTTGACACGAGCCCTTCAGCTCGCAGAATGTTCAGTTTAATTCGTCGTTCCATCTGCTTTCGCAGCTCGTCATTGATTCGCTTGATTTGCGGCTTTGTGAACTTGTTTTTCACGTATGCCCCAAATGCTGACACCCCTCGGATATGAATGATTGGCAGACGTTCTTTTCCGACCCTGCGGAACGCATTGCCTTTCCATTTGGTATTCATCACACCGGGTTTCGGGCCTTGGAATGCTCCGTCGACTCGATTCCGTCCGCCCTGTTTTGAAATCTTGAACGATACGCCGCGTTTGTCCTGACGTGCCCCGAAGTGCCTGAGCCCGAGCCGTCTGGTTTTTGCGATGCTGACCGTTGTCTTTGGCTGGTCCGCTGTGGCTTTTGCGTGAATCTTCAACGGGGCTTCAGACTCTTTTTTCTTGATCGCAATGACGCTCCTCACGTCGCGCCCGATGTCCAGTTTCGTTTTCTTTGCAGCCGCGTTGATTGCTGCTGCTAGTTCTCGCCCGAATTTCTTTTTTGCTTTACCGACCGACTCACGCAACCGTTTTAACTGCTTTGCGTCGATGTCGATGGCTATCATGCTCGCACCGTGTACAGATCGCCCTCACTGACTCGAAACATAACCGTCAGAGGAATGGCGATTCCATCGTATCCGCCATCTGATGTTGCAGTTTGTTGTGCTCCAAGATCAGCCAAAATTGCCAAATCACCGAACGTGTGCCACGTTGCCGGATCGTCCACAATGGCCTTGTGAATCTCGGCCTCCATAACATCCTCATACACCTCAACTGGCGTCGTGTCCTTTTCGCTTGGAGCAATATGAACACGAATCAAAAACGTCTGTTGATATCCGACCGCCGGAGGATTTCCCGGACAATCGATTTCCGTTAGTCGAGAAACTTCTCCACGAGTCAAAACGACCAGTCCGTGTTGCGGTGTGTATGTCGCCAGCTTCGTCGGCCTGACGACATCCGTGAACGCATACGCCCCAGCACTGCCAGAAACCAACGCCTGAAGCCGCGCAAAGATCTCATCTGAGATTCGTGAGACAACAGGAGTTTGAAACGTTACCGACATATCAACACCAGCATTCCGGAATCATGCTCAGACAATAACTGCACTGACCGCTTTGTCGGCGTTTCTCCGACTCGCACGGCCAGCTTAATCATGTCGCCACCTGTGTTGAGTTCTTCGCTGCTGATTCCAGTCGTGGAATTGTTCGCAACTCTGACCTCGAACTCTGGCACGATCTGTTCGTCCGGCCCAAACGTAGACACCTGATTGCGAATCACAACGGCCTTGATCGTTCTTGGCGTTGCTGGCGTCCCGAACCGATGCGGGTGGTACGTGACTGTTTCAGCGAAGTGATCGCTGTTAAGAAACACGCCAGCCGCATCAGTTACGATCCGATCTGCTAGGCTCATGTTCGTTTCGCAAGAATCTTGACGTAATCAATCGTACACACATCCGCGTTTGTGTTCGCCGCTTTCTGCAACTGAATGATCGGCTGCAGTCCGGACGAATACGCCGACATATCGAACGTGGTAGATGCTGCAACACGGACACCGTCGATGTAAAACCGGACGTTTGACTTGCCGCCCGTGAAGTCGATCACGAACCGCTTGTACGTCGTTCCGAGTGTCACACCGCTGGAAATGTCATTCTTGTCAGTCGTGCCGTCGTCGCTTTCGCAATAGACGACAGTTGTGCTGTTGGCTCCTTCCATGCGAAACCAAGCATGTTCTGCCACGCTGTCAGCCGTATCGTTACGGGCTGACGATACGCCGAACACAAGAATCGATCCGCTTGTGAATGTCGCTGCACCCAGCTTGACTCGCATCTCGACACGCTGAATATCGTCGATGTCGAACGTCAACGCGTCGTTGTGATGCAAACCAAGAATCTGTGCCTGGTTGTCCGCCGTTAATGTCAGAATCGCGGCACCCGCACTTCGCACGTGCGTCGGTGGTGCAGCTCCTGTGACGTCGGTGAGCCACGGCGTGCCAATGTTTGCTGACGTCGGGAAGGTCACTGTCGTGCCTTCGAAGTCGTCGACATATTCCTGAAAGTCCTGAAGACCTGCCATTTCAATCACCTTTCAAAACGGGTCATCGCATTCCGCTACCGTTGGGAGTGCTTCAAAGAACGGCGGACCACGCGGCCCGCCGTGTTTCATCAGTCAGGCAATTACGCCCCGTTGTGCTTGTACAGTCCGCGATAGTCGATGGCGGCCACGCCAAATGTCTGACGCACCTTGTACTTGTAAACGTCCTTGTCGAAGTCCCACTCGTTTTCGAGCACCGGAGACTGTTCGCCTTCGAGGAACGTAATTTCGACCGTGTCAACTTGGCTGTTATTCGCAGCTAGGTACCAAGCCGTTGAGCTGTTAGCATCCAACAGTGGCTCGACAATAACTTTCAGTGGTCGATCACCGTTCGGCCCGTAGATGTTCTTGGTGTTGCTGTTGCCAGCCGCGGAACCGCCGACCGATGGATCTGCAATAGATCCCAGTAACTGCAGTGCCGTCGCAGAAATTGCCGCAGGAACGATCAAAAACGCTGGCTGAATGTTTAGGATCACGTCCGACCGTAGGCCCTTCTTGGTCATCATGGAGATAAACGCAGTGTTCAGCGTTCCAACTGCCGGAGCACCGGCACCCGTCGCATAGTTTGCGTGACCCCCGGCAGTCGTCTGAGCTGTCGCGTTGAACAACAGGCCAGTATCAGCCATTGCGGCATTCGCTGTCAGAACGCCGTAGACGGCCTGATTTTGCAAACGTCGGCACGCTGCTCCCTGCATTGCTGGAATGCGGCTGATAGCGTCAAGATCATCATTGACAACGGTTTCCCATGTCACTGTGAACATGTTGCCGTACTTGTTGATCTTGTACGTTTCCTTTGTGTCCGACATTCCCGCGTCTTTGTACTCCTGTCCTTCAGGGACCATTTCAGGAGTGCCCATTTCGCTAAATCGAATGCGGTTGATGTTTTTGAAGTCCGCAGTCGTTCCGGCATCTCGTGCCCACATGTTCCAGGTATATGGGGCTTCTTCGTATCCTGCCAGAAGCGTTTTGTTGGCCGCGTCAAGCAGAAGATTTGAAAAACTCCCAGTGGTGTGGTACGCATCACGCTGAATTCGGAATCGGTTCATTGATCCCGGATGTCCCATTGCAACCAGTGCGATATCCTTGGCAGCCATGCGTCGAACGTCGCAGCCCATCTTTTCCGCGTACATTTCGGCAACGCGGCCCAACTTCATGCTGACGAAGTCCTGATGTCCTGCGGCTGGATTTGCCAGCGTCTGGTTCCGCATTCCGCTGGCTCGCAGAGTTCGCATGATCAGGCCATCACGGGCCGCTGCAAACAGCTTGTCATCGGCTGATTCTGTGACGCTGACACGTTCGGTCGACTGACCGGCAGGTTTATTGGCCATTCGCTCCAGTATCCTTGTTCTGGCTGTGTTGAGGTCAACGCCGTCGTCACAAAGACTGTCGGCAACTGATCGCTCGATTTTGTGAACAGTGCAAAGAGCCTGAATCTCCTTGCGTCGTTTTGCATCAGTCCGCAACGCGCGGCTGATTGCTTCCTCAACCTTCTTCTTGTCTTCTTCTGGGTCAGTCGCACCGTCCATGTTTTCGACCTTCTTTTCTTCTGGCGGCTTCATGTCGCCGTCCATGTTTTCCACTGGCTCTGCCATCTCGGTCTGTGCAGATGTGCCGAGCTTTCCGACAACCCACGCCAAGATCTGGTTTGGGTCTGTCATGCCTTCGGGGAGCCCCATTGCTGCCAGTTGCGTCAATAGTGCCTCGTCCATTCGCGTTACCTTTCTTTCGAGGTCTGTATATGACCTACGGACAGTAGAGTGCTCGTCTGCACCAGTGGCACAAATCGAAGCGTTATGTGGCTGCCATCGCACATGGATGACTGCCGGACCATCGATCACCGCTCCGCGTTTCGTCGTGTAGCTTTGGCCATGCGGCACAAAGAGCGATTCCATCGGAACGGCTGTAATCGAAAAATCTGTTATGTGCCCTTCATCCATTCGCGTGCGGATGACTTGTGATTCCGGATCGCTGGCAAATGCAGGAACGCCGTGAAGTTCACCGTCAATGACTTGCATCTGGCGAATTGACCCGAAAATGTTTCTGACGCTTCTGTCGTCGTGTGAATCAACAATTGGAATCTGCGATTGATTGGCGCGGAGAACGACGCCATCCATCAACAGCACTTCGTTGATGACGTACCCGCGGTCTTCGTCGTATCGCCTGACTGGCGTCTCCGTAGCAATGACGACATCGGAAACGCCAGTCGACACTCCGACCGAGCGCATCACGACGCATGTGGCTTTCAGTGGTGGCAGCTTGCCTTTCTTACTTGGCATTTTCCGTCTCCGGAACCTGATCCAAATCCGTGTCAACAGTTCCGTCTGACGCATCCGCCAAAAGCATCTGTGCTGTCGCTTCGGTCAATCCGAGAGACTGCAGAAACACCTTTGATTTCGTTTCGCTAGCAGTGCCTGCAATGTACTCCGCAAGAATGTCTTCAATCGCCTTGCGATTGCGGCCCCATTGCAGCCGAGACATGTCAGACATCTCACCGGCTGGCGGTGCTGGTTGTCCCGGTTGCGGAACGGCAGACGCTGCCGCCATTTGCTGGCCTTCAGCCTGCGTTGCTTCAACCTTTGCCATGTCGGCAGTGACAAGACCAAGTTGACGTTTCAGCTTTTCTTCTTTGGCTCGCTGATAAAACACGTTCTTCCAGTGCTTCCCACGCTGACCGAGTTCGTCTTGGTATGTGCTCTGGAATGAGTTCAACGCAGAGTCAGACGCTGATTGTTCGCTTTGTGGGTCTACCCATTCCCATGCGGGAGTTTGCCACTCGACCGCAGTCGCGGAACGACGGTCGGCAAGTATTTCGGACATCGACGGAAAGCCGTCCACGCCTGCAGTCGCCGCCTGATCACAGAATCGGTCCCAAATCGGCTGGCACATGTGCTGTACGTCATAGCGTTGCCACCTGCGGAAACGACGACGATCTTCAAGCATACTCGTACGGCTGCTGCTGTAGCTCGTGCCGCTGTAGTTCCGGCTGACGACCTCATAACTTAGGCCGGTGCCGACCGAGATGCCGCGAAGCATCAAATTGATCCACGGTTCTGACGCTGAGTTTGGACGTCCCGGATTTATCGACTCAACTGATTCCCCCGGCTGAAGACGAACGACCATCGCTGGTTCAAGATACTCAAACTGATTGCCGTTGACGTCGCTCGACTCATCATCTGTCGATGGCATTAATCCAGTGCCGCCGCGTCCGTTAGTCGTGATCGCCACGCCAAAGCACGAAGCAACCGCAGACGCTTGAATCTCATTGTCGACATAGACGCCAAGGTCTCTGAGCCACCCAAGGACAGGAGCAAACCACGAAACCCCGCGAGTCTGTCCGATTCGGTCAACGCGGTACAAATGCAGGATCTCAGACGCATCGATTCGAATCGGGAGAACTCGCGTCGCGTATGGTCCGTTCGGATGTTCCGGATAAATCCAGTAGGCTAGGGGTTTTCCGAGGTCGTCAAGCTCAACGCCTCTGATGACCTTGTTTCCGTCTCGACTATGAATCTTGTATGTGTCTTTGTCGGTCGCCAATCGGTCGGCTTCGATCAGCTCCAAAGCAAACGGCACAGGGCGATAGATGCCGCGATACTTGTTCGAAGGAGTGTTGACAAGGTGAATCAGCACTTCGCCAGCCTCAACCATTTCACGCTGTGCAAGTTGCTGGATCTCCGCAAAGTTCAGACGTCCGTTGACGTCGCAAACCTCACACCATTCCTGCCAAACCTTATCACGCACTTCGTTTAGGTCTTCAACGTCAGTTCCTTCCGGCGTTTCGATCTGTGACTGAGCAGTGATGCCCGTACCGATCACAGAGCTGACAATCGTATCGACGACGCCCCAGGCATAGGCGTTATCGCGTACCAATGAACGCGACCACGCACGCAAGGCGTCCGCACCGAATGGCCCCAACAGTTCACTGTCGGCTGATTGATTCTTCGGCTTTTTGTTGTTCGTCAGGCGGCTAGCTTCTGCTCCAGCGTACATTCGCTCAAGCGTCTTGCGTTGCTGCGTTCGTCGCACTGCAGCAGCAGGACTAAACACGCCAATAACTTTATCAAGGGCTGTGCCGATCATTGGCGAGCCCTCTGGAACTTGGCGACTCGGAACATGCTGCCAGAGCCTGACTCGCGATCCGCTTCCATCTGAAGCATTCGGCGCTGCTCGAACAGAGTCGGCAAGTCAAGAGACGTCACCGAACGCGAGCCGATCGAGTACGAGGAAGCCCCTCCAGTCAGGAGTGCTTCAATCGCTGCGTCGATCTGTGCGAGTAGTGAGGTCGCTGTTGCCATGCCCGCATGATTGACGTGGCATAGCCCGTTGTGATAGATCGAGAGGGCGTGTTGATTCTATGGCGTGTAAAGGCTACTCTACCTCTTTCCAAGTATGCCCACAAAATCCGCACTTGCAATACCTCGTCCGCCCCTGAGTGCTGACGACTCTAGAAAACGACTTTCCCGCAGTTTCCTCATTAGCCGCCCGCAAGGCAGGGCACGACGCGCAGTCTTTTGGCACAAACGTGGTCACTCGTGGCTTTGGCTTAACGTCTTCTGAGACTGTTGACCCATCCGCCTGCTCGTTTCTTTGGGGTTCCATGACGTTGGCCTGCAGGCTTTCCGGCTGGCGGTTTTTGTTGTGCTTGCTCATTTGGGGCTTTCGGTCTTGGAGTAACTGACTGACCATTCGGTGTATCCGGAGTCGGGGAAAGAAGATAAATGCCGCGAGCACTTGCCGCGGCCGCTGCGTTGTATGTGGCATCAAGCCAGTGGTTGTTATCGCTTACCACGTTCCAATATGTCTTGAGGCCCTTGCCTTCCTTAAACTCGCTGACAAGTTCTTCAGCAACGATGTGCTGAGCGTACGACGTGTGTTTTTTGTCGCCCGGCTGATTGAATAGCGACAACGCACCGCGCCGTAGAAAGTTCTGTTCGTCAAACGTGGGCGTCAGAAACCGTTCGTGAATGAACTGCTTCCAGTAGTCTGTATTGAGTTCGTACAGCCAAAGACCCTGCGTTTCCTGATAGGCTGCGTGAAAATGATTGCCGGGCTTTATTTTGTCCGTTTCGGTGGTTTTGTCGCGATAGTTGCCGATACCTTTGGAGACATAGAATGGAGTTCCGCCGACGTCTCGCACGAACTGATATGCCGCGTCCGTAAATGTTCCTGAGTCCACGAACACCGCATCGACCTTGCGAGCCGATCCAGCCGCGTCGACATATTTTTTTCCTAAGATCTCATCACGCCAGTTCAGCAACGCCTTATAGATCTGCGGTTCACTCGCCTGGTTGTCCATGCCCTTGTCCGTGCCGACCACTTCAGCCCGTCCATAATCAACCACGCACCCGCCAGCACCCTTCCACCATGCAATGACCACCCAGTGACAAAGATACTTTCCGAGGTCAATCGCTGCCGTCACACATGAGGCATTGGCTGGCAACTGGCCGCGATCCAACCCGCTTAATCGACCTGCCACCATTTGCCACGATAGACCGCTGCCCTGTGGCCCAACTTCCTCCGGTGGATCGTTGTCGATTTCCGTCGCGACCGCTTCCTCGCCCCAGTCGGCAACCTTGTTGAAATAAGACTGAATCGCGGAAAGCTCAAGCGGTTCACCGTCTTCGTGAATCGTGCCATCAAACGATGACGCATTGCTGACAACGCAATCACGCTCAATTTCTGCTCGATTGTCACGCCAGAACCGAAACGCCTCCCGTGCGTCCGGGTCATCATCAGCCCGCTCGATTCGTTTGGTCATGTATTCCTGAACCAAGTCCATGCGGTCGGGCCGCTTTATCATTTTCCGATATCGCTTGCCCTTCCAAGACGGTTTTTTCTTTGGGTCGGTGAACTTGAACGCTATGCACTTGCGATTCTGGATGGTGCAAAGAAACACGCGGGCAACGCGACGTGCTGACGATGCAAGCCCGGCAATATCCTTTTCGATGATGTCTTCGTTTTTTTCTATAACCGCGTCCGATTCGGCTGCTTGGCGGTCTTCGATGTCGTCAATTATCGCGATATCAGGCCGGATGTCGCGATAGTTTGTTCCGCGAATCCCGCCGTCAATCCCAATCGATGCCAGGATTTGGCCCCGGCTGACTGGCTCAATATCTTCCGGCCAATCATCAGGCAGTTGATGGCGGCCAATGGTCGGATAGATTAGGTGATCGGCTGCCAGTTCTAGACGGCTGAACTCACCAGCGACCGTTTGCATCCTCGCCCGGCTTGACCATCCGCCAACAGCCTTAAACGGCTGGCAAATCTCTGGGAAGTCCTGCAGAAGCAGTTCTGATTGCTGGAGTTTCTCGCGGACAGTCCGCAGCTCAGATTCGCTCTTTCGTTGGTTTTTACCAATAACGATTGGAAACACCGCAAGGCCGGTTAGAGTCAGATACAATGCCGTGTAAATGGCGAGCTTGGTCTTACCCTCTCCGCGAGTCCCCGCGATAGCTTGGTCGCCGCCGTACATTGCAGCCCTGACAATTGAATCGTGCATGTCGCGACGGTCAGCGGTAAATGGCTCGAAGAACACTTCCGGAAAGTACGTCGTCAGGAACAGTTCTCCATCCTGTAAAGCGTCACGCCTGCGAATTGGGTATTTGGGAATCGGTATTTTGATATCGCGATCGGAGGCCCGCTTTTTGGCCATTCGCTCGCTTTGCTTCGACCGCTCATCATTCTGCAGCAGTGGCTTTGTGATCGGATGCGATCTTAGCCAGCTCTCCAGTTGGGAGGTGCTTAATGATTGCAAGTAATTGTAATCGTCGCTGATCATCAAGAGCCTGTTTTTTCAGGGCGAGTTCTTCACGTTTCACATCGGCCTTATCTGCCCGAACCAGTGCATCAAACGCCTTCACCTTCATTTCATCGTCGGCAGAGTTTTCGATCACGTCGAACAGATCATGAACGGCTTGACTCTTGCGGGCATCGCATTTATCCAGCCATCCGCTCACAAGTGCTCTCCCCGTCAACTTTACGTCTGCAATTGTTTTCAGTGGCATTCCGCCCCCTACCCCGAAACAACCGGCGAGAACGCACTAACTTTCTGTTGAGAATCCGGGGCTTTTTTGATCGTATGGGGCATTTAAGTCGCCGGAAGGACCCATCGAAAAAGTTTTTGGCTATGCTTCATTGCATTTTCCTGCACTCCATATAACTTTGCCCATATGGCGCGGTTATATGCTCGTCTACGATATGAGAATCATTCTGCTGCCAATGCTGCCGCATACGCCTCTTCACCCGTCTGCGTATCGCTGTCAATGATTATTTTCAGATCCTTTTGACGCACTGGAACAGCATCCGTTTGGCCTGATTCGGTCACAAGGAACGTGCCCCAATAGACACCAGCAGCATCAACACCAGTGCTGCTAAAGTCGTAGTTGACCGTACCACTCGCAGCAGTCAACACGGTGACGCCCGTTGATGTAGCTGCAATCTTTGTCGCTCCAGTGGCAGCATTGATCATTTTGAACGTCACCGTCAGCCCTGTTAGGTTGATAGCCGCTAACGTTCCGCTTGAATCTGGCTGCTGCAACGTCACCGGCAAAACCGTCCTCAAATCACCAACACGTCGCCTGTGGATTTGTTGTGTCATGGGCTTGCCCCCTCAAGAATCAATCGTTTTTGTGATGTCCCAACCGTCGCCATGCGTTCCATCGACGTGCCCTCAATGCTTACTCGCTGGCGTGAAATGCCGACCAGAGACAGTCGAGTAGTGACGATTGCCACATTCGTTTCCGCATCCGCGCCAGCCAGCCCCCACGTCCGAAACGCAAAGCCCTGAAACGCAAACCCCCGTTGTGAGTATCTTCCTTGGCTCATGTCTTAGTCAGCGTTGGAGCTGTCCTTGTTCCAGTGCTTGTCTGACCAGCCATGTCAACCGTAAACGTGCTGCCAAACACCGTGATTGCGTAAGTCTCACTGGCTGTCTGCGGATCTGCACACGCCCCGGCTAGAACAGCCAGCAGATAGCCCGATGCGTTTTCGATGTTCGTGATCTTACTTGACTCCGCGGCCAATGCAGCACTTGTCGCCAACCCACTCTGGATTTCGGCCACTGCATCTGTTGCAAGAGCTGAAGCCGTTATGGAATTGGCCGCAAAAGCACCTGCCGCAATAACTCCTGCTTGAAAATCATGCACGTTCGCAGCGATATGATTGCTCCCACTGATCTGCACTTCCACGTTAGTGTTCGTTGCCCTGACAATTCGACCACCATATGTGCCCGATGTAGTGTGTCCGCTCATCGCCTCATCCCAGACAAGGTCTACCAACGTGTTTCTTTCACTTGAGTCTAGTGTCACACCTGCCGTAACACTTGCCACAGCCCCGCCAGCATAGCTCGAAACAGTTGCCGGGAAAGTTGCTGCGAGAAATCCAGTCGGCTGCGTGTATGAAGCCATTCGACTGGTTACGTCTGCATCCAATCGGCTTAAACCGAATGCTGTCGCGTCGCTTGGATTTGCTGAGGTGAACACCACCGTCTTTTCAACCGGCACTGCACTGGTCGCAACAAACAGATACGATGCGTTCTCTGCGTTCGTATCTGCTTGTGACAGATTAAAGCGATACTGGCCATTTGCCAGTTCAGTCGTCGTTCCTGTTGCTGCAGCCTGCGAGCCGTTGTCTAGTGCTCGATACGCTGTCACCGTTGCACCAGTCAACGCCGCTCCCGTCGTCGCGTTGACCAAGCAAAAGTAAATGTATTGGCTCGCAGTGTTTTTTCGATACATCAGTAAACTCCGACACCTACTACGATTGATCGCGATGCAAATGCCGCTGGCTGCACAGTCACAGTAAATGCTCCTGCACCTCCGTAATGCCACACGAACAGGCTGTAATAGCCTGCTTGTGTGACCGCTGGAGATTGCAGGAGTGTTAGCAACATGGTTTAGACTGGAACCTCTTCCCACTGCATCGAGCCGATCCACGTAGCGGAGGTCAATGCGGCAGAACCGCCTAACGCACAGTACGAGCCGGGAGGAATGATTACCGCACCCTCAAGATCAAAGACACCATTGGAAACAAGACCGACACCCGCAGCGGTCGCCCAATAATAACTCGCCAAAGCAATCGCGTTAGTTGCCGCAGTGCTTGATGTTAGCGCGACGTTTCGAAAGCCTGTAACAACCGACCCGCTCTGCAACTGTGTTGCCATGTTCCACGGTGTCACGGTTGTCGCTTGCGTGATGGTCGCAGTAGCCCCGAACCACAACGCGAACGAAACAGTTCCGGCACCCGAGGCGGCAACCACATTGCCGACCGACACCTTATTCAGCACTGCGTTTTTCCCCGATCCCGCAGGGTTGAACAGTGCCAGCATTGGCGTACCCGCAGCACCACCGGAGAACGCCGTCACCGCCGCGGCTGTCGAAACCGACAGCAGGAATGAATTGCTGCGGTACGTGGTTTCATAATATCGACCATGCAACTCACTGACGATCGCGTCTCCCAGTTGACCGGAACGGCTATTAAGGATTGCGTTGTTTGATGCTGATGCTGGTTGCCCAACAATGTTTTGGTTAATCACATGTATCTCCTAATACGAGTTAAAGCCAATGACATTAAGCAGGATGTTTGCACCCGTTGTGCCTGCGGTATAGTTAAGTGCGGTTGCTGCTGTACCGCGAAGTGGTGTCGGAAAATTTAATTGAACAGGCAGCGTCATACTGGCCGGGACACTAAACGTCACAAGCGTTGTCGAGCCGTCTTGTATTGTTAGTGTGGTAGCGGTTGCGTTGGTGTTTTGGAATGTCAAGCCTGTCACATTCTGCCGAATCGGAGATGCTTGGGCTGCCCGGAGTGCGGTTTGCGCATTAGTTGTGACCGTTGCGTTGACATAAAAATCAAGGTCACCGGGAGCATTTTCTTTTGTGACAAGCTGTCCACTTTGGCTGTACGTTCCGCGGATCGCATCACCAGCAACCACCGTCGAGGCAGGCAGCGCGGTGCGGACCACTCCACCACAGATGAGAGGGTTGGATGTTGCGGCAGTATCTTCCGCGATGTTGCCACCAACCGCGAGCATCCCAGCGACACCGGCAGTCACTGGAGTAGTGCCGCCAATTTGCGAAACGTTGATCGCGCTGTTCGATGCAATCGTCACGCTCGGAGTTGATTGAGGTTGCCAAGCGTTTTGATTTTTCAGCACTGCTACAACAACAGCAATGCCGCTTGTGTAGGCTGTGACCTGAGCACGGAAGAATCGTCCGACCGATGGAATCAACCACTGACCGGAAGCCGTCGTTGAAGTCACTGGAGCAGTGCCACCGGCCACCGGCCAAGCAAGCACCGAGTTCCACGTTGTGCCGTCGTTAGATGCTTGGAACGTGATCGTGCCAGAAAACGCAACCGGCCCCGGAACAACCTGTACGCTGACTGAGTTGTAGCCGGTTGTTTCAAGTCTAACGACTGCTCCAATCCTATTGAGCGAACCCGTTGCTGATTGATTGTCCGCAAGAATTAGGCCACCGAGATCATCGACTCTCAGCCCCATCGCGTGACCTTGCGGAGTCATCGCGAATGCTCGGAATCGAAGCTCTGCCTCGGTTTCGACAAGTGATGCGTTGACTTGCGAAGGGCTTAACTCAACTCTGCGAGCGACATACGTACCGCTGACCGAACCGACAAAATCGGGACTTGTCACCGCTCGAAAATATCGGGCCGAAACCTGCACGACGACCACATCAGGACCACGCACATACGATTCAAGCCCAGTAGCGTTGCTTTGGCTTGATCCAAGTACGTCTGCCCAGTTGCTGCTGTCGTTGGATTGCTGGAGCATCACGGCTCCTGACCAGTTTCCGGTCAGTTGCATCACAACGGTTTTTTCATCGCTCATTTCCAAAGCTGTGAACAGCACCGTGCTTGCTGTTGTTACCGCACTAAACGAGGTCGTCGCCGCATCGTCTCGCTGATAGGTCGGCATAGGTGCGGATGCTGACACATCCGTAGCCACACCGTCGCCCCCGGTTGTAACCTTGATGCGTTGAAACTGCACGCCGCCGATGTCATCGGTCGCGATCGTCGCTCCCGTCCCCGGCGTATATCCTACATTATCAGCCATTATTGTATTCCTGTGATCGGGTCAGCCGATGCGTTAGTTGTCAGTGTTTTGGTAAACCGGCTTGTGCTGCCGTCAGTGCCTTTGATTGTAAGTGTCGATCCACTGATGGAGTGCTCCAGCATCGCCAGGATGATGGTCCCTAAGCAGTGCTCCGGCATTGTCGTTTCGACGTTCGACACGTTGCGTGACAGGATTGCGTCGATGCTTGCGGTGTCGAGTTCAGCCGCCAAAACGTCCGTCCCTAAAATCATCGAATCAAACACCATCGCAGGGACGACCATCAGGTTCACTGGCGGCATCTGGTAGGTTGCTTTATTGCACGAGATTTGCAACCTTCCAAGTGTATCAACATCCGTCGTTCGCAGCACCAGCGTGTAAAACCCATTGGCAATGAACGTCAGTGTAGCTGCACTCGCAAGAGCAGTAAGCGTACCCCCATTCTTTGATATGCTCAGATCCCCGATCACGGCGGATGTGTTGTACTCGGCCCCGGTTGAATCCAGAATCGGTCCAACGATCAATGTCGCTGCTGTGCTCTGCTTAGCCCACATTATGATCCTGCTCCTATCAGTAAACGACGACGACGATTAAACGCTGCAACCTGCACTGATGACCTGCGACGTGGGGCCATCTCGTAAGCGATGCCGCGACGTGAAGCAAGCAAGCGAATCTCTTGAGCCGACAGAATACGACTGTAAAGCCGCAGATCATCGATTTGGCCATTTAGAAAATTGCCACCGCCGAAATCCATGTATTTCCCTATAGTGATCGCTTGCGTGCCATTTAGTATTGCGGCAACAGTCCCGGTCTGCACTTGATTTCCATCGACAGACAGAGTCGCAGTGGTGTCAAGAATCGTGCCACAAATATGCACCCATTTATTTGCAGTCGTGAATGCGACGCTGATCTGTGCTGCGCTACCTCCTCGCAAAATCAATTCGCTACCTTGCACTAACAGTATCCATTGTCCGTTGGTCGGTCGTTTTTCGATTATAACGACTGCACTTGTTGACCGCAGATTTATCCACGCAGAAATTGAGAGAGAACGTGCGATAGAAATTGTCGGACACACAACGTGATCGTCAACACCATCGAAATCCAAAGCGTATCGACCACCGCTGACTGCCCAATCACCAGCCGCATCCATGTTCGTCAGCGTGCCGTGATTCGCTCGCCCAGACCAATCACGCAGCGTTAGCCCAGTCGGCCCGAGGCATGGTGCCCACGCACCGACGCAACCACGCCAAAGCGATTGGTGTTTCGTTTGATCATGCGTCGCTATTTTGTTGCGGCTCGTCATTACTGATTTTCCAGCACGACAGGATTGAATACGATATTGCACTCGACGTCGTCGCTGTGCACCGCAGCCCCGCTACCATTGAGGATGATTAGCGACGCATAACGAGCTTTCGGCGAAAAGCTGTTCTGCGACTCTATCACTTGCACGGTCCCTGTAGCCTGAGACGTGCAAATCAAAGAGCCGATGTAGTGCAGTTGCTTTACCGCCGCTGCCGCATTGCTGCTGTACCCTGTGTAAGCCGCATCAGAGCCAGACGCCGCTCCAGAATTTCCTGTGCCTGCTGTTGCAGAGGTTGAGTATGCGAGATATAAGTCCCAGGCATTGCCAGCGGTAGGCGTTGCAGCGTGCTCGATTGCTCCGCGAATGTCGTATTCATCCGCATACAGTGCCCCGAAGTCAAATTTTGCTGACTGGCGATATGCGGCATTCGCAACGCTAGCCAACGAAAACTGCACATCCAGCTCCTGCGAACCGTCCGTTGTTTTTCGCAGGTCATTTGCAGATGTAGGGCTGAAGTCTCCAGCATGATCAGCAAATACAATTTGCTTCGGTGTGCCGTTCAGTTCTTTTCGCAGTGCAATGCTGGTTGCCATGTCATCAGTTCCTGTAATTCCCAAAAGCCCGTCTGCTGCATCTAGTGCAGCAATCCAGATGGTCTGATTGACCTCTGGTTGTTCCCACTCCCTGACCCCGGATTTTGCAACAAGAGCGAGGTAGATATCTCGCCGCAGTTGCAGCAGTTCGGAGTCTGTTATCATGTCGCGTTTCTCGCGTTCGCAATGTCTGATGGAGTCAAGCTCACGTAACGGTCCAGCAATTGACGTGCCCGTGATGCTGGCTCCGTTGAGACTGCATCAAATGACGCCCGGGCTGCTGTGTTTGCTCCGAACAGCTCGTAAAACCCGTCAGCAATCACAGCAGGCTTTACAGTCCCATCAAGCGTCTGGTTGTTCCACCAACTCTGCTGACCGGCTGACAACGCAGCCCATTCAGACGGAGAAACATGGATCTCATCCGACGCGACAGAAGCCCGATAGACCCGGATATCTTCGCGGATCTCATTCAGCAGATTCGCGTTCGCCTCGTCGTCTGCTGGCGATACTGTCAGCCCGAGCGATTGCGGATCGCTCGTGAGTTCTGATTTGATGATCAGTAGTTCTGCGTTGTCCACAATTTAGCTCCTTAAAGCGTCTGCTATGTCTGATGTGGTTACTGTTCCGAGGCCCAATTCTTCCGCCCGTGACCCTGACCGATTGATCGTCTGATTGAACTTCTGAAGCGACTTCGTGGCCGTCGCTAGTACCGCTCGAATGTCTTGTCGCAACGAAGCGTAAAGCGTCAGCGAGCCATAGGCCGAAGTCAGTGTCTGAATCCACGTCCGCTGTACCGCAGACAGTGCTGCAAACTCAACAGGATCGATGCACGAAGCCAGATCCGCACCGCTGAACTGCTCACGGTTGACAGTTCGCTGTGGTCGATTGATTAGGACCGCCATTGCCTCATGCGACTTCCCCGCGTAGCCAATAGCCACCGGATCTGTCGTGAGTTCTGTTTTCAGTGCTGCAAGATCCATGTTTCCCTCGATTTTCTATGAGCAGCGGATCAACGATCCGATCCTATTGCAACTGCTTCCAAACTGAATAAATCAGCCCGCCCGTTGCGTCCCAAATCATTGACAACAAAAATGCTACAACATTGATAACCGCCGTCATTTGTCGTCACTCAATCGGCCTTCGAGCCGTCCTACTGTTGTGCTGATCTCGGCGATATTTTGGTGCATCTGCTCTACTCGTTCGTTCAACGATTTGCGGTCGTCTTTGCACTCGCGAAGTTCGGCAGTAAACCAAATCCACATTTTCCCAACAGCACCACTAAGAACCGCTCCAAGTGCTGTAATCACTCCCAAAATAACTTCTGCCGAAATGTTCAATGTTGCGGCTCCTGTTGCCAAATTCGTTTTCTGATCGCTGCGACAATCCATAACAACAGTTCCGGAGCGATCTGCCAGAACAGCCACGCCATGATTGGAGTTATCGCCCTTGCAATTTCCTCGTCTGTGTCCGTCGATTTGATCCGCTTTTTCTTTTCCAGTCTCAACATCCGCCGACCATAAAAGTCGATTGTCTCACCCTCTTTGCTTACTGCCAAGTCCCCTGCCCATGATCCACATTGCGCGGCTCGCTCGTAGAGCAGGCTGGTCATGATTGTGTCATCGCGGCTCATCAGTAATTGATCCTTACCTGACTCAACCTCAGATCCACCAAGGCATGATCCTCGTAAGCTGTCACCCGCAACACATCCGGACTTATCGGCCCCGGAATATCAATCTCAACCGTCCCGTCTGTCACTGTCAACACTGCCTGTTCGCCATCATGCTTCAGCCTCAAATTTACCGTCTCTGACCATTCGATTCGCTCGATACGTCCGCTGATTACCGCTTGGATTGCCTCGCGGATATTTAGGTGTCGCAGATCGACTGGCTTGATCAAGTTCATCGAAACAAGCCTCCGAAAAGTCCTCGTCGTCGCTGTGTTCGATTTGTCGGACACATCCCTCCGGGACAATTCGAAACCGCACCCGCATTTTTAACCCTGACTGCTGAAACTGGAATCTGTTTGCCATCATGAATCGACGCATGAATGTCAGCCATCTCTTGGTGAGTCATGCCGTTCGTGTCGATGCCATGTGTCGCCAAATGTGCTGACGTTTCCAGAAGCGTTGGATTCCAGTTACCGTTGACATCCCACCGCATTCGCGTGCCGTCCGATGCAATGCGTGAGAAATCCCCCGGCGTAGCGACTTTGGGAGAGGTTTGGGTGTCGTTCGCCTTTGCCGGGGGATTTGGGGCAGACTTGATCACCTCCGTTCCGTTGGACTTTGGAGACGACAAACTTGCTTCCAGTTTTGTTTCTATGCGAACGAGTGCCGCTGTGTTTTCCTTCAGGATCACAACAGCCTCGGTTGTCTTTTCTGATGTCGCTTTCTGTTCAGAAACGACAGTCTCTTTTGCGTTTTCAAATGCTGTCCGCATCGCCGCAAGTTCACCAGAATCACCGCATCCAGTTAGCATGATCAGAAACAGAAATCGTTTCATATTTCCAGCCCTTTCCGCATGTCTTCCAAGGTGAATTCTCGAGGCTTTACGTTTGGCATGTCGGACAACCCGAAGCAGGCCGTGTGCCGATGCCGCAGCATTTGCTCCACGGCATTTGGTGCCCATTCGGCCCAGCCACCATTGCCCCAGTTTGCGCCCCAACTGTTGAGCATGAAGACAAATGGCCGACCAGTGAAATCCAGCCGCTCAGATAGGCCAAGCAACGCGATCGCATGGCCGCCACCGCCAGCCCCAGAAAATGAATTGACGATTGGCCGGTCAACTTCACCGCCCCACGAAATGCCAATCGATATCCCGCCCTGACCGCTGCCCAGAAACGTTCGCACACCGTCATAGGATTCCATGCGGTACGATTGGCCAATCTTGTGCTGAGCCGCGTCTGCTTCGATCTCGGCCCAATTCGATGGTCTGCGAGCGTCGTACCGGCCTGAGTATTTCCAGAGTTCTTCGCGGCAGATGCCCTTTGTCGTAGCAAGCTTAATCCCGCCGCTAATTGTCGAGCCGCGATCAGACATGATTCCATCAATTCGCTGTGTCTCGTAATAAGCCGCGGCCCTTGACAACTGCAAAGACAGATCACCAGTCGCAATGTAATAGCATAGCTCGCAAACGCTACTCAGTGCGTGCCCTTGGCAACTTCCAACGCTGCCCTGTTGCTCAATCTTCATCACCTTGCGAGGGTCAACCTTGACTTCGCTGTAACTGCCACGCATGGCCAACACGGACGATTCCCCAGGCAATGCGTCAAGGAAATCGCGATCCTCTTCAGTCTGCAACCATCCGCCGATGAAACCGCTCATTTGCCCTCCAGTTCATCAGCAAACTTTGCAAGCGTTCCGGCTGCAAAATGATCTGTGACTGCTGACGTGTATGGCCGAAAGTCAGGCCCGCGATTGCGGAAACGGTTTTCATTGAACCATTTCGTTGCGGCCTCTCTGCCTGCGTCGTCGTTGGCAAATCCCTTTGCGGCGTAGTCTCGAAGCACGGCAGCCTGCGTGATCCTGTCCGCGTCGTATGACTGCTGAAGCACGTCATTGCGGATAACCGGCCCCGGCCCAACCTCAATGCCGCCCGCCGCATAAACGCCAGCCACTGCACCGCAAACAATCCACGCAGCAGCCTTGGCCCCACTGACTAGCCAAGACCGCCACGCGATTGACTTCGATGGCGAGACAGCGATGGCAGGGGCTTTTTTCGCCGCTGGCTTTCGCTTTGCTGGTGCCTTCTTTGCGGGGGCTTTTTTGGCCATTACTTTGCCGCCTTACCAAAGTCTGCAAGACCTTGGCTCACGACATACGCCGCAATCGCGCCGATGATCTGCGTAATGGCTTCTTCGGGAAGTTGCAGGCCAATTTTGTTACTGGCCACAATCAACACGCCCGCCATCGTCGCGATGGCTTTTTTGCTGGTCAGGATTTCCCCGATTAGCTTCCACATCTTCACGCACTCCATGACGCTGCGAACGCGCAAAACCTGTGCGCGGGACAGTCAAGAGTCGTCATAACACCAGCGGTAGAGACATCATGCCAGGAACGCGGCCAAATGTCAATGCAATTTGAGCAGAGCTATGGTTAACCGCTGTTACTTCTTTGGATTCCAAAACAAACAATGCGATCCATCCGATGACCGCGTGTATCCTGAATATCTTGTGCCTCTCTGCACCGATGCCGGAACCACACACATGCAGCGACGACGCTCCGGGTTCCACGGATTGACCACGTCAGGTTGCCAGAGAACGCACGTTTCACACTTCCGCTCGATGGTTGTATCCACCTCCACCGCGATCGTTTGAAATGATTTATCCAGCATCGTTCCAACCTTTCCGAGGCAACAGAGGTAGCGTCACTCCTCTGTTGAAATCACACCCAAAACCGTCTTCAAATCCGCGATAAAGTACGGCTGCTTCTGGTCGCCGTAATCCCTAATCCACGACCGCAACCGGCTGACGACATCACACACTGATTCACTGTGAGTGACTGGCCGCTTCCAGACTCCCATGAATACACCAGCCGTGGAATCCCATGACAGGCTGACGACCTGCCATCCCTCTGTTTCGTACTCCGCGAGAATGCGTTCTGAGGCATCGAGACTAATCCCGTCCGTCATCCATTCGTGCCGTTCTGTCACAATTTCGACCTTTCAAAAGACGACCGGAGTACCAGACCGCTGCTCACACTGCCTTACCCGACCGCCATTGCTCGAACACTTCGAGCGACTTCCCAAAGTGTGGCTTGAAGGCCATCAATGCGGCCCTTGCCTCTTCCTCAGTCACTGTAAATAAGCAGACAGGGCACTGGTGAGACTCTTCACGCCAGAACTTATCTGCCGGTCCTAGGTATCCACAGGATGGACAATGGCCGTCGTGCATAGCCCGGACGACTCGATGCAGCGCCATGGCACCTTCAGAGGTCACATCGAGATTCAATTCTTCTGCTCTGGTCATCGTCGATTCCTTTTCTTGTTTTGTCGCTGTTTTTTCTTCTCGGCTTTCGCCTGTCGTTTGGCGTCCCAGTGCGATGCCGACGAATCCCACGCTCTCCGGAATCCATTCCACCAATCGCCGCCATCGCCGCGAACAACATCAATCCCGGATTACTGTTCATTTCTCAATAACTCCTGCATTTTCAGGGACAGAGGAACCACGATCCGCGTTTACTCGACTCGTTTAATCTCGTACCGCCTCGAACCAATTCCCACACTCATCGACTCACCAATAACCAGCGGATTCCATCCGTTTCGATGAGCCAGAAACTCGATCACGTCGTGCTTTCCATAGTCGTGCGGCCCAATATGCTTCCATGTTTTTGCGATTCGCTCTAAGTCTCGTCGCTGACAACTGGACATCGTCAGTGCCGTCTGCTGGGCCTCCATGAATCTCTGATGAGCATCGCAATGCTGGCACCAATACCATTGGTCCGTATCAGCATCACTGTGACCGCCTTTCCCATTGCAGACTTCGCAAACTTCAGCCATTTCAGAGACTCCACCACCAACAGAGGAACACGATTCCGATACTCTTTCAAACCGTTCCGGACCCTTTACAAACCGGGCACTTCCCCGGATATGAATCAGGTCCACTGTGCTCAAACGGCCTGTCGCTTCCGTGTGCTTTGCCGTCGCCATCACAGCGTCCACAAGCAGCCTTTTTGGACTCATGTGCCGGATCTTTTCCGCAGGTTCCACACTTCCGATTGTCCACCTCGGGCCTTGTTACCGGATACTCACAGTTCACGCAGTACATCATTTTCACATTCCTTTTGAAATGAGCATCGGAACGCTCAACCGATAGTCAAAATACCCTGACGACCTGATGTGTGTTGCCTTCATCTCGGTTTTCCCAATTCACCGGAACGCCACCCTCGCCAGTCATATAAACAGTAACTGGCATCAAGTCTGCACATGCTTGCTCATAGATGTTTCCAAGATCCCTGATCACCATCGGAGTCTCGCCACCCTCCGGAGCAAGTTCGCGAAGTTCCTGCAGTCTCTCAATCATTTGATCTATTGTCGTCATAGTTTCCTCAATGTTTTCAGGAGCATCGGAAGTGTGCTCCGCGTTTACTTTCCACCCAACATAATGCCAATTGTCGTCTTCAGATCCTGCGACCACCGCTTGAGTGGCTCCGCAGTAAAATGGCCACTCTCAGACGCCACGCGAGCCAAGAACGGCAGCGAGTTATCGAGCAGGCACAACTGCTTCAGCAGATACTTATTTACGTCCTTCTGCCTGACTGGGCAATGATCACACCCAGTCACGTAGCCGAATTCCGTATCGGTCAGCATCGCACCGCATTTTTCACAATTAAACGACGACATCTCAAGCCCTTTCCATGCGCCTAGCGGAGTGCAGATCCGATCCTACTTTGCACCATCGACAAGTGCCACGATTCGCTTTGACCATGCCTTGCACTGCTCATGGGCCGCCTCAGAAACACGAGTAATCTCACGACATGCTTTTGCCGAGGTCGCCGGTGGAATGTCCCAGTCTCCTATGCAATGCGGTGGCATGTTCTGACATAACGCCATCTGTGCAGCTATCGCCATCAATTCCGACCGTTGTTCTTCTGTCATGTTTCCACCTCAAAGACCATCGAACTACAAGACCGATCCTCAAAACACTCTGATCACCTTGTGGGTGTTTCCGTTGTCCTTGTTCTCCCAAACTGATGGGACATCGTCATCGTCGTTAGCTCTGATGACGACCGACATCACATCGGCCATCGCTCTTTCGTACAAGTCGCCAATGTCACGAATCACAACAGGTGTCGAGCCACCCTCGGGAACAACGTCACGAAGCTCAATCAAACGGTCAATCATTTCATCTATTGTCACAACTCATCTCCACATCAAACGCGGACCAACATACCGATGCTCAAATGGGAGAGGCAGGATTCGAACCTGCACGCCTTTTGAATGCCGTGATACATTCTCAGACACCAGTCCTCGGCTGCCGATACGGTCGGGTCAAAGCCTACTAGCCAGCGCGTCTGCCAGTTCCGCCACACTCCCAATTCACTATCGAACACCACACACCGCTGCTCAATACGAGTCCATGCCCAGCACTTTGCCCTTTGGCTCGGGCTTCTTTACTTTCAGTTTTGCGACATCAGCAGCAGTCATTTTTCGTGCTGGATTAGTGTTCCACGATGCGAGGATTGATTTCCCGTCTTCTGCGATCGAAATGACTAAAACAGGAAACAGGCAGTTCATCCGCACTGTAGTATTGCCACACTTCTGCCGACGAATTTGCCAAAGCGTTTGCCCCGGCTTCAGCCTTGAAATTGTTGCCATAACACACCCCCAGAAAACGATCGGACATCGACATCCGCTGTTACTTTTCGTACCGTTCAAATGAATGCGTACGATAACCTGCAATAATCCTCGCCCCGGCTGCGTCCTCGTCTCGCCGTTTTTTTGAGGTGTAAACCTCCGGTTCCGACCACTCCGCATCATCATCAGGACGTACGCGAAGGCAGTACACTTTTTTCAGCCGCTTTGGTTTTTCTTCCAGTGCCATTGTCTACACCCTGTTATCGGAACGGAATTCCGCTGCTTACCAAAATGGCCGGGGCTGGAATTGAACCAGCATTTCTCGCAGCCGCGATCAACTGGCCACAAGATCAGGACTCCATCGATACTTACCTCAGTGCCCCGAGGTTTTTTCGCCGCCCGGCCCCAAAGAACACACTACTCACCGAATACAAGTTCCGCTACTACTTTTTGAATGTCAGACTAAACGAAGTGCCATCAGCCTCAGTATGATCCCCACCGATATACTCGCACAGCAGTTTGTGCATTTTGACCAGATGCACGACTGGTATTTTCCCGAACGTTGATTCACTACTGTCGAGATACCACAGCGAAGATCGGTAACTGAACATGTACCGAGACGAAACGCCGTAGAAACCTGATTTGTTGCTGAACAAAACGCCGCCGTCCACAATCATCATGCGATGCGGAACGGCACAGACTGACACTTCACGATACTCACCAACTGACTGTTTCATAAAATCCCTTGGAGACTGTCAGGCAGCAATGAAATCAACGCCGTGATCCGCTTTGAAAAACTCAGGCCGATTATTACGCTGAACAAGATATGTGTGCCCGTTTTCGTGTTTCATAACGATTCCTCGATCACTCGCATTAGCGTGCACGCTCGCTCGAATGAAGACAATCTGAGTCCCGCGAGCCATCACTGTCTTCTGGATCTCTTGCAACGCAGCGCATCGACTAAGGAAGTCTCTCAGCTCCTCAGCCTTTTCTGGGCCTGACGCTCGCATTCCCAACTCAGTGGCATACGACCAATAATCTACCCCCGACAGCAGTTGCTTAATTTGCTCCTGCGCTTCCTGCCATTGCCGGAAATAGTGGTCCGCCCAGTTCTTCTCCCGTGCCTCGTCACGCTCACGGACAAGCCTTTCCGCTCTCACTCTGGCACAGATAAGCGTGTGGGCCAAAGCACTGACCGCTGAGTGACTGAGCGTGTATCCTTTGCCTTGCGCAAATGCGTCACACATTGTCTTGATCCAGCCAGGAAGACATTTTGACACGTCCTCTTGTCCTGCCAGTTTGTCACTGGTGATTGTTGCGGCTTCAACTTCGTGCATTTTGTTGCTCCAATTTCTTCCACGCAATTTCTGTCCAGAACACAACGAGAACGCCGGGGTTCTTGTCCATTAGATCGCAGCCTCAATAAAAACGCCGTCGCCACGGTCGTAGTCTTGAATGAACGCATGGCCAACTGATTCCGGGCGAACTCCGGTCGCGAGTTCAATCACATCTCGAATTTCATTCCCGACCATGCGTTCGCTCGTCTCGATCGATCCAATCTAAGGCACGCGACAGGGCCGAAAGCATCGCCGGGGCCTGCAAAATCATTTTCGCAAGCCTGTCTGTCTCCGGATGCAACTCCATTGGGTGCAAACTGCGTTGTGCCACGATGCAAACCGGAATTGCATGTGTTTCGCTTTCACCTTCCTTGTAGATAACAGGCTGGCCTACACAACTGTATTTTGATATTCGCCATCGTTCTTTCTCTGGGATAGCCATCTCACTCCGTCCTTAATCCAGTCTTGATGATTTCCGTTGCCCCGTTTGCCCGTGCGAAGTCCTCAGCGTGTTGCCACGCCGCGACGCCAAAGTTCAGCCACGGGAATCCCTTCTGAGACTGCTGGCAGTGTGGCCAGTTCTCGCCAGTGTTTCCGAGGTCTACTCGAACCTCCACGCCATTGTTGTGCAGTCTTGCGATCATAAATAACTCCAATGTTTTCGAGTATCCGCGCGCCTAGCGGATGCAATTACCTCTGTTGATTCGAAATTGATTCCACTATCCGCCGGCCGATCCATTCTGCGACTTGCGGCACGACTGCGTTTCCGAGACATCGCAATCGGTCCACCCTACTGGAAACCCCATCAGCCACTCGACCCACTCCGGATTCGGAATCCCACCAAGAACTGTGCTCAGGCTTTTCCCACCCTGAGCAAATGGTTTTTTTCTCCAGCCTGTCTCCGAAGCCAATGGGGTAGGAAAGCACGTAGCATCGTTCCCGTATGTGCTTCGCTCCTGCATCGCAAGCGGCATGTATCTTCCATTCCGAATCATACCCGAGCTCGACCATTTCTCCGGCAATTCGATTAAGCCCCCGAATAATGAGTTCTGCTGAGTTTTCCATGACGACGAATCGCGGTCGTAGAACGGAAACGATCCTCCTGAACTCGCCCCACAAACCGCTCTTTTCTCCGTCGATGCCTCTTCGTTCTCCCTGGCGGGCTTTGCTGATATCTTGGCAGGGAAAGCCACCGCAGACGATGTCAACTTGTTCAAGGTTGTCTCGTCCGACTGTCCGCACGTCACGTTCTCGATGAACGTTAGGCCAATGTTTTTTGAGGATCTTCGTCGCGTAGTCGTCAATTTCCACCTGCCATTTGCAGACCATCCCAGCCCGCTCGAATCCAAGATCGAATCCACCGATTCCCGCAAACAGACTCCCGAAAGTCAGTTGTTTTTGTGAAGTAGCAGCGGAGTCGGTTTTTT